GTCGATGTCGGCCATGCCGTTGGCCGGGCTTTTGAGGGTATCCAGCGCCGCCAGCTGAATCTCGAACAGGTTGCGGGTATTGGTGGGCGCATCGATCAAATCCGGCAGGCGGCATGGCCGACATCGACATCAGGCGGGTGGAGGTGAGCCATGACGGTGCAGGCCGCCTGCGGCTCACCGTCACCTTTGCCGAGCGGAACGGTGCGCCCCAGCAGGTGTGTGTAATGATCTGACACCCACCCACAGGCGCATTTTCCGGTGCTGATTCAAAATCAGCGCCATGAGCATTGATCTGAGCAAACTGCCCGCGCCTGAGGTCGTCGAACCGCTGGACTATGAGGCCATCCTGACAAGTCTGCAGGATGACTTTGCCAGCCGCTGGCCGGACTACAGTCGGGAACCCCATGACCCCATCACCAAGGCGCTGGAAGTGGCCGCCTGGCGTGAGCTGATCCTGCGCGCACGCATCAATGATGCCGCCCGTGCCAATCTGCTGGCCTTTGCCACTGGAGCCGACCTTGACCATCTGGGCGCTTTCTATGGTGTTGCGCGGCTGGAAGGTGAGGCGGATGAGGATTTGCGCCGCCGCATTCAGCTGCGCATTACCGGCTGGGGGGCGGGCAACACGGACTACTACCGTTATCACGCCCTGAGTGCTGACCCGCGTGTGGTGGATGCCTGGGTGGACACACCTGAGCCTGGCCGTGTGCGGGTGGCCGTTCTGCCGGATGGCGGGGATGAGGCCGTGGTGGAGGCGGTGCGCACGGCACTCAACCGCGATGATGTGCGCCTCATCTCCGACCGGCTGGATGTGGTGATCGCCCGTGCCGTGCCCGTCACTGTCCATGCGCGGCTGTATCTGCGAGCTGATGCGCCGGATGTCATTGCTGCAGCCGAATCCGCCCTCAGAGAGGCCTTTGCCCAGACCGCCGGACTGGGCTGGGATGTGGCGGTCAGCTGGCTTGTGGCCCAGCTGCATGTGCCCGGCATCAAGCGGGTTGAACTGCTGGCCCCAACAGATGACATCCCCATTGACAACGATGCCTATGCGGTGCTGGCCGATGTGCGTATTGAGCGCGGAGGCATTGAGTGGTGACCCCTCCGGTAATTTCCGACCGACACGGAGTGTCACGACGCAAAACTTGCGGGGGCCGTTATGCCATACAGTGAAGCAAAGACTACCGGAGGGGTGAACCCTTCTCTTCTGCCTGCCAACCGCACGCCGTTTGAGGAGGCTCTTGAAGCGGCCTTCACCCCTGATCTTGTCCTCTCCGCCGATCCCATCCGCAAGCTGCGCCGCCACCCCAATGATCAGGTGCTGCCCTGGCTTATCTGGGAGTATGGCCTCACCGAGATTGCCCCTTACATTGACGACCCCTACCGCCTCATAGAGGAGGGGATTCTGTGGCAGCGTGAGCGGGGCACGCCTGCTGCCATCTGCCGTGCCCTTGAGTGGGTAAACCAGACCGGCTGTATTGAGCAGGAAGACGGCCTCCACTGGGTGGAGATACAGCTGGCCCTTCCAGCACAGCCCGATGAGCGCACCCTGCAGGCGGTGCGCAAGCTGGCCCGCCTGAGCATTCCCGCCCGCACCCGTCTGGCCCGCATCCATGATTCACACTGGGATATGCGCCGCATGGTGCTGGATGGGGCCGCGCTGGATGAGAGCCTGCTGTCCGACTGGTCTGGTGTTGCCATTGATGGTGTCGTGCACAGCTTTGGCAGGCAGATGGCCACAGGCTTTGCGCTGAGCGCACCGCGTCTGCACGGCAATATCCATGACATCCACACAACGCACACCCGAGCGCAGGATCGGGTGCTGCTGGACTATGCCGTCTTTGGCGAGCGTCCTGTGCTCAATCACCCGGTGGTGGCAGGGGCCATGCAGAGCAGCGGCGTGCGCCGTGAAGGGGCCATGCCTGCACTGACCGCCCACGGCTTCAGTCTGGACGGCCTCACATTAAGCGAGAGCGCGCTGGATACGCACTTTATCGACCCGCGCTTGTTTGAGCCTTCGGATGCCATGCCGCTGGATGACTGGGCATTGGATCAGAAGCCCACCGGTGGCCAATACCGGCTGGTGGATCAGTTCCATGTGCGCACTATTCAGGTGGCCGTGCAGTGGGAAAAACAACGCACCAGCGTCATTGCCGCTTCCCACGCTCACCTGATCGCACACCCTCGCACCCGCCCATGGCCGGTATTGGATGCTGCCCCGGAACCCATGCAGAGCAGCAGCACCCGTAGTGGTGAACAGGGACTTTCCGGTGTTCGCACAGGGCGAACCTGGCAGACCGGCTGGACGGGCGGTTGGGATGCCACAACCCTGATCGGCGCTGCTTTCAGCGATGTGGAGATGGGGTATGTCACCCGCCCACAGGCGCAATCGAGCGGCATCGGTCAGACTGAACGCACGGATTCAATCCAGCTGTCTGTGAACGCGGATGCCAGCCGCAAGGATGAGGTGATGGTTGCGGCAAAGCGCACCAGCCATAGCTGGCAGGCCGCCTGGACAGGCCGCTGGAGTTCGGACACAACCACAGGAGTCAGCCATGTCGGTTCTAACTGATTCAGGACGCGCGGTCATTGCCGAGAGCATTGCCCAGCGCCCCATCCATCTGGCCTGGGGGATTGGTGATGGCCAGTGGGACACCCCGCCTGCCGAAGATGTGGCCGCCACCGGCCTGATCCACGAGGTCGGGCGGCGCAAGGTCTTTCAGGTCAGCCATGTGGCCCCCGCCGATGATGGGGACATTGTGGTGCCCACCGGGCGCTTCACCCCATCCGATGTGCCAACCGGCCACCTGTATCTGGCCTTCCGCTTTGACTTCGAGGATGCGGCCAATGAGGTGATCAGGGAGCTTGGCGTGTTTGTGGGCACACAGCCCAAGGACACCGCACCACCCGGCAAGCTCTATCTGCTGCCCGATGAGCTGGCCGATGGCGGCACATTACTGCTGCTGGAGCATATCGCCCCGCTGTATCGCAATGCCGCCTCCAGACAAACTTTTGAATTCGTAATCAGCTTTTAAGGGGGGACAGGATGATCGAAGGTTATTACGACCGATTTGACCCAGCCAAGGGGTATGACCGCCACCTGTTCCGTGCAGGCAAGGGCCTGCAGTCCGCCGAGCTGAACGAGATACAGCAGGCATCCATCCACCGCATCCGCTCCATTGGCGATGCCATCTTCTCCGACGGGGACATTGTGGAAGGCTGCCAGTGTGTGGTGGATGTGGACACCGGCACCGTCACCCTGGGTTCAGGACGGCTCTATCTGCGCGGCATGGTGCGCCAGATTGACGGGGCCACGCTTACCGCCCCCATGGAAGGCACGGTGCGCATTGGCGTGTGGCTTCTTGAATCCGTCATTACCGAGCTGGAAGACCCCACCCTGCGCGATCCGGCTACCGGCACGCGCAACTATCAGGAGCCGGGCGCCGCCCGCCTCAAGGTCACCCTCAAATGGGGGCTGGAGACAGACGAGGAAGCGGGCGACTTCTACCCGGTGCACACGCTCATCAATGGCGTGCTGGTGCAGCAGGCCCCGCCGCCGCAGCTGGATGCGGTCACCGCATCTCTGGCCCGCTATGACCGGGAGGCCAACGGCTCCTATATCGTCGATGGGCTGCGCACCACCTTTATCGAGCAATTGTCTGATGGGCGCATGGTCTTCTCCTTAAGCGAGGGCAAGGCCCATGTGGACGGCTTCGAGGTGGGGCTGCCCGCCGCCCAACGCCTGATTTTTGATGCCGACTTCGACACCCAGCTGATCGAGTCAGAGCCGCACCGCTTTGAGCCGGATGCAAACGGCCAGATGGTCATCCGGCTTAGCCATGCGCCCATTGCCAAAGTCCACAAGGTGGACATCACCGCCGAGAAAATCGCCCAGCTGACCCACGGCGGCTATTCCGGCGCCAAAGACCCGCTGCCGGATGAAGCCGTGCTGGAGATTGTCAAGATCACCCAGGGCAGCACCACCTTCGAGCAGGGCGTGGACTACAAGCTCACGGGGGACACCGTGGACTGGTCGCTGTCAGGCTCCGAGCCTGCCCCAGGCTCCAGCTACGAGGTGGTTTACCGCTACCGCACGGCAGTTGATCCAGATGCGGTGGATGCGCGCACCGTCACCGTCAGCGGTGCCGTGGCCAATACCCTGGTGCTCATCGACTATGAATGGAAACTGCCGCGCATTGACCGCATCACCCTGGATCGTGAGGGCGTGGTGCGCCGTATCAAGGGCTTATCCAGCCGCTACAACCCCACACCGCCTGGCGTGCCCGCCGGACAGATGGCTCTGGCTCGAATCGAATACGACTGGATGAGCGACCCGGTTGTGGTCAATGACGGGGTGCATGTCACGCCCATGGAGGCGCTGGAGGACATGCAGGCGATGATTTATGACCTGTATGACCTGATGGCGCAGGAGCGGCTCAAAAATGATGCCGCCGCCTCCGAGCCTGCCGCCGCACGGGGCATCTTTGTTGACCCATTCCTTGATGATGACATGCGCGACCAGGGTGTCACACAGACCGCCGCCATTGTGGATGGCGAGCTGGTGCTGCCGGTGGAGGCGGAAGTGGTTGATCTATTCAGAACCGCCTCCGTTGCCGTGCCTGATTATGAACTGGAGGCGGTCATCGAGCAGACCGCGCGCACAGGCTCCATGAAGATCAACCCCTATCAGGCCTTCGAGCCGCTGCCTGCCCGTTGCAGGCTCATTCTGGACACCGACCACTGGACGGAAACCAGAACGACATGGCTGAGCGATGTGACTCGGCGTGTTGTGATCGGATCAGGTCTGCGTGAGCGTTTCAGTCATATCGCCAACAGCTCAACCGTCATTAACCGACAGATACGGCAGGCCCAGTTCCTGCGCCCAATCAGCGTGCGCTTTGAGCTGGAGGGCTTCGGGCCGGGCGAGCGTCTGGCGGAGATGACCTTTGACGGCATTGCAATCACACCGGAGGCAGCATCATGAGTTTGACAGCCGATCAGAATGGCCTGCTCACCGGCCAGTTCACCATTCCAGAGAACATCCCGGCGGGCACCAAGCGCGTCACCTTCCTCGGCGAGGGCGGCAGCTTCGGCGAGGCCACCTATACCGGAAGCGGTCAGATTGTCATCGAGCAGCGCCGCCGTGTGGTGACCCAGGTGTTCCAGCGCTTCGACCCGCTGGCGCAGACCTTCACCCTGAATGCGGGCCGCCACATGGCAGGCGTTGAAGTCTGGTTCACCGCCAGAGGCACCTTGCCCGTCCGTGCCCAGATACGGGAGACTGCCACCGGCCTGCCAACCGGTGTGGTGCTGGCAGAGGGCGAGATCAAGGCCTCTGACATCCGCACCGATGGCAGCCCCACCCGCATTCTGTTCGACAACCCCGTGTGGCTGGAAGGGCAGCGGGAGTATGCCCTGGTGCTGCTCACAGACGACAGCGAACATGCCGTGGCCGTGGCGGAGCTTGGCAAATACGACCCCCGTCAGGGCTGGATCACCGCCCAGCCCTATCAGGTGGGCGTGCTGCTGTCCAGCTCCAACGCCAGCACCTGGACACCCCATCAGACCATGGATCTGGCCTTCCGCCTGCTCTGTGCCCGCTTCACCCAGACCGTGCACACCGTTGATCTGGGAGAGATCAATGCGGACGGCATCACCGATCTGATGGCGCTGGCTTCCATTGACCGCACAGGCCCCGATACCGATGTCACCTTTGTGCTCACAGGATCGGACGGCACCGAGCTGCGCATCAAGGAGGGCCAGCCGGTCAACCTGCCGGAAGCGGTCAGCGGCACCTGGCGTGTCCGTGCAGAGATTGTCGGCTCCACCAGCCGCGCTGCGGCCATCTATCCGGGCATTCAGGCAGTGCTGGGCAAGCTGCGCACCGAGGCGGACTATGTGAGCCGGGCCGTGCCCTGCGGAACAAACGCCCGCGTGGTGGTGCGTTTTGAAGCGCATCTTCCAGGACAGAGCGCGGTGGATGTGTATCTGGAGCGCAATGGCCAGTGGGTGCCGGTCAATCTCACATCCGCCAAACCCGTGGATGAGACCTTCGAGGAACGCACCTGTGCGGTGGAAGCCTTCACCAGTGACACCACGCGCGTCAAGCTGGTGCTCAAAGGCAGCCCCGCCGCCCGGCCACGGGTGCGCAATCTGCGGCTGATTGTCACTGACTGAGGAGGCAGACCATGAGAGATGACCGAACCCCGCAGGGCTGGCCGCTGCCCCACCGGGACAACCTGCTCACCGATGATGTGGAGCGTATTCGTGAGGCCATTGCCGCCGCCGATGCGGTCACCGATGCCCAGCGGCAGCGGATTGCGGCATTGGAGCAACACGCCGCCCGACACCGTTTTGAACACTTTATTGGTTTAACACTTGGAGGATAAGCAATGGCACAGACACTGATTGATCCCGCCGTTGAAGTGCTGCAGCAGCGTCTGCTGCAACTGGGGCCGGATGCCACGCCGGAGCAGCTGGCCTATCTGGGCAAGGCCGTGGAGAGCATTGGCGGTCGGGCCACCGTGCTGGATGTCATGAGCACCGGTCATGATCAGATCAACCTGATCAAAAGCGAGGGCAATACACAGCTTGAAGCCATCACCGCGCTGGCCAAGGGCAAGACCACGGACTTTACCGATCTGGCCGCCGCCAGGATCACCGCGCTGACCCAGGAGGGCACGGAGCAGGTGAATCTGGTCAAATCTGAGGGCAGCACCCAGATCACCGCCGTGCGCCAGGAAGGGCAGCAGCAGGTGGCGGCGGTGCAAAATGCGGGCACCACCTTTACCGACTGGCTGCCGACGGATGCTGCAGGCAATCCGGTGCCGCTGGCCGATGCGGTGCACAGTGTCATTGACCCGCAGCTTCTGGTCAAACCCGGCACCCTGCCGTTTATCTTTGGCGTGGTGTCCCGCTATGGAGATGGCGGCAATGGGTATGGCGCATTTACTTCCAATCTGGGTCAGTTCCATAACGGCCAGGGGCTGAATAAGCTGCGTCTGATCAGCGGTTATCATGGCTGGTCAACCGCCTATCGGGCCTTCAGCACCCCGCCCAGCCTGCAGTTTTTAACCGGCGCCAATGGGCAGTTTATCTACCGCAACTACAACCTGCGCTATGCCGGTGGGAGCAATGAATATAACTATCCGCGTGCCCTGCTGGGCGTGCTGTTTGTGCGCAATACCACCAATCAGGACATCACCCGCAATATCTGGTTCGGCGGCTCCAGCTACTGGGGCAGCGGCTATGAGGGCATGGGCGTTGGCGTGCTCACCCCCAATGGCACCAATGCCGATCCTGCCGCCATTACCAGCCTGACCGAGTCCAACCGCTGGTCATATACCGCTTCAAACTGGGGCACAGGGGCGAATGTCAGCATTACGGTGCCCGCCAATACCACGGTGGCGGTGCTGTTCTATGCCTCGTCCTACTATTACACAGGCAGCTACAACTACTATTCGTTCTTCGAGCACTTTGTATTGCAGAACATGCGCAGCTTCTTTGGCAACGGGCTGGAGGTGGACATTGAGCGCACCATCAAGGCATTCACCAACCCGGACGGCTCCGCCGATCCCGTGGACATCTGGCATTAAGGAGGATTGAGCAATGGAAAAGGTCTATGTGAAGTTTGACGAGTCAGGGCGCATGAAAGCGATGATGGCAGGCACCGAGCCGCCCGGTGAGGGCTGGATGGAAGCCCCTGCCGACTGGGATCAGACCACGCCGCTGCG